CAGGCATGAAGAATCAGCCAATGAAAGAAAGTTCTTACGAACGTCTAAATGCGTTGTTTGAATCAATTATAGCAGAGCAAGAAAATGAAGGCACACTACAGAATGCCATCGAAGAATTTTTCGGTGAGTATGTAAGAGCGTTCGGTGGCGATTACTCAAAGTATAAAACACAAGTACAAGGATACGCTGATAAGATTGCTAAGTCAATGCAAAATGACAGAGCAGGATTGATGGGCAAATTAAAAGGTGGCAATCACTTAAGCAAGGCTACACAACGTTTAATGTTTGAATTAGGTAATGTTGCATATAGCGTATATCGTTTAAAACCAAAAGGTGCACCAGCAGCAAGTGCCGCACCAGCAGCATCAAAACCTGCTGCCCCTGCCAAAACATCAACAACTAAGGTACCACCAGAGGAACCAATTTCGTCAGGTGGTGTTCCACTAGATCCTAATGATCCTAATAGTGCTGCATTGATTTACATGACTAGAGCAGCAGATAATTTAGAAAAGTTAAAGAAAGCAAATCTAGAAGCGTATAATCGTTTGATAAAATCGTTAGGATTATAAAATGACCCTGCCTGATAGCTTCAGAAGCTTAACTTCCAAATTAGAATCAATAGTTTTATCAGAGGATAAAGGACATCTAGATCATCCTGAAGATTTAGTTTTTCTACAAGGTTTAACAGGTGCTAATCAAGCACTAAGTGCAATTCAAAGTGGTATCAAAAGTCCGCAAAACTTCACTATCAAATGGGATGGATATCCTGCCTTGATTTTTGGTCGTGGTACAAATGGTAAGTTTAGTATTATGGACAAGCACATGTTTAATAAGGAAGACGGTACTGGCAGACAGATATACAGTCCAAAACAATTTATAAAATATGATATGGATAGAGGTGTAGAGCGCAGTGGCTTACATGAACTTATTCAAGAAATTTGGCCAGGACTAGATGCTGAAACCAAAGGTGCTAAAGGTTATTACTGGGGTGATTTACTATTCAATAAACCCTTAAAGGACGTTAAGGGAGATTACACATTTAAAGCCAACCCAAACGGTATTACATATAAAGTAAGTACTGATAGTGAAATTGGTAAGTTATTTAAAAATAAAGTCGCTGGCATCGCAGTACATCAATATCTAGACCCAGACGCTCCTGAAAAAGCAGCACAGATGAGTACCCCAAGTAGAAAAGTTTTTCCTACAGATTTAGCTAAATCCTTAAATGGTACTTTAGGTGCGTTAAAGAATAATACTGATGTCGCTTTAGTTCCCAGTGCTATGCCAAACACCCCTAAATTAAAAATTAATACAAAATTACTTAAGGATGCACAAAGCACTATTAGAAAGTATGGAAATAGTGCTGACAAATTCATGAAAAACGCTCCACAGGCAGCAAGTGCGTTTAGTCAATTGTTTACAACATACATCAATAAGAAGATAGTATCCGGTGACTTAAATAATTTGTATGATGACTTTATAACCTACTTTGAAAATAAACCAATGACTGCAAGTATGCGTAAAAAGCTTACTGATTATATCAACATCAATAAAGAATCATTAGCCGGACTATTTACAATTTGGATAAGTTTATATAATCTGAAAAATGATGTTGTTTCTCAACTGCATAAAGCAGCAGAATCAAGCCCTGTACAGGGTTATTTGCAAGACGGTACCCCTAGCCAAGAAGGATTCGTCAGTCAGGGCGTAAAATTCATCGATAGATTGGGTTTCAGCCGTCAGAATTTGGCTGCAAAAAGATAGCCCAAACCCTCGTTTTTTTCTCCCAGGCATAAATAATAGTATGAGCCTTGAAGGTTCACACTATTAGGAGATTTATAAAATGGCACAATTCACAAGAGTAAATGGCGATCTAAAACCAGTTCTATGGTTAGATCAACCAGACTATACTAACTCAGGCGTAAACGCTGTATCATCAGCACTAACTGTTCAGCCACAAGGTCCAAAGTTGGACTTCTTCACTGCAACAGCAAACGGTGCATTGACTACTACTCAAGTAGCAGCAGCAATTCAGACTATTCAGCAATTAGCAACTATCCACATCTACGAATATACAGATGCTTCAAACGACACATTGGCAGTCGCTGTATATCCAACAGGTGCATGGACAAGTGCATCACTAGTAGCTGCTCTAGAAGCAGACGCTGGTTGGGCAAATGCTGTAACAGTAGCAGCATCAGCAACTTTCACTAATTAATAGTTAGTAAAGTCTCTAGGTAAATGAGGCCCGAGAAGTAAAATTCTCGGGCTTTTTTGTGGCTGTAAATACAGGATGAATCATAGACTAGCATGTTACACATTGTTTGATATCACTCAAACAGGAGTTTTAAATCGTGCTAGACCCTCGACAGAGCAGGATTACGAACAGTGGCTTTTTAAAAGAAACACACAATGTAATTTTGACACTATACTTCAAGCAATCTCTTTAAGAAGTCAGCCTGAAATTATCAATTTTCCCAGCAAAAAACTAGTTCATATAAACGATACAGAGTTCGGCAATGTCTACAAAAATCAATACAAAGACTTTGTAAATGTATGGAGTTTTGATTTTGAAGTACATCATGCAAGTGTATTTCAAGATGAAGATGACGAGTTAGGATGTTTATATAAGGATATACAGGGTGTTCCTATGATAAGATGTGGTACTGAATTGCCTAATTTAGGGTCTTTTCTAGATACCACAAAAGATTATAAAAACACATATTTTGTTAAATATTAATATGATTTATAAAGACTTAGCTAACAAGATTAGAGATTTGCTAATCATCCGTGAAGATGATGGCAGCTACAATCTTTTTGGTAAATACAAAGTCACAGAATCTAATGCCGGCTACAATATCATAGTAGATAATGAGCCTGTAAATTATAGTTTTTCATCTTTAAAAACCGCTGTAACTTGGTGCGTGTTCGACAAGAATAAAAAATATAAAGAAGTCAAAAGATTGATAGAATTAGACTTAGCTTTAGGTGGTATTGATGTAGCAATAGCTCAACACAAGAGATTATTAACTAAATCACACGATCTAATTGATAAGCAAATATTCATGGCTAAATTAGTAGAAGAAAAACGTAAAAAACAAGAACTAAGCCAGGAAATACAAGGATACATCACTACTTCTAAATACATGCAATCCAAGAAGTTTGCAGAAAATGAAATTAGATAATCGCGGATAAGTGATAAATACATAATACATATTGGGACTATTTTTATGAAACTTAATGATTTAGACCGTAAAAACACAGCAACAGCAGCATTGAAAGAGAATTTTGATTTTCATTTCGATGCAAGCAAATTGGATCGTAAGACTACTAAAGAGATGCTTTCTCAAGTAGTTGGTTTAATTAAAGAAGCCAAAGCAAGTCCTGATTTCTATAAGAATCAGAACAGCCCAACTTACATGAAATTAGTTTTTATGGGTCAAGCTTTAACTGAACATTATCAGACATTAAAGACACCACGTATCGTTGTAGAAAACGAAGAAGTGGAAAAGTCACAAGTTATACTTGCAGCACAAGATTTAGTTAACAGCGTTCAGAAGATGATTGAAGAAGTCAATGATATGCTAGTTAAAGAACTACCAGCATTGACTGATAGTATCCAATCAGAAATTGGTGTTAATGAATCAGCAGCATTCAACCAATCAGCAAGCGAAGCATTGACTACATTAAATCAAACATTAAGCACAAGCAAGTCTACACTTCAAACTGCATTAAATCAATTGACTGGTGTAGGTAGTCCTGAAGCATTTGGTGCTCCACCTGCAGGTGGCGAAGAGATGGCTGTAACAGACATTGCAACCAAAGAAGTACCAGGTGGCGAAGAAACAGCAGAACTAGATATAGCAGCAGACTTACCACCAGAAGAGCCTGAAGAGCCAATTGGTGACGTAGGTCGCGCAAAGAGATAATAATGCGTCTTTATGAATTCGACAATACTAAACCATTAGTTGGTAGTATTGTTGTGGCTTTAGATCAATTAAAGTCTGATATTGAAGATGAACAGGTTAATTTCGATTGGGATGTAGAAACCTTATTACAGTACTTTCAAAAGTACGATATTATACTAGATAAAACTGATCTTTATAATATGGTTGGTAAACCACCATTAAATCAAGTCATCAAAAATATTCAAGGTGACAAAGTTGTATTCGTAGGTCAGGAAGAATCTAAGGGAGTTTCTCCCCCAGCATCAGACAACAAAAAAGTTGTTCAACAGATGGCCAATAAAGCATTAAAATAATTTACAATGCGAACAAAATTTGATTACTTATACGTTGTTGGTGACAGCTTTGCGTTTAACGATGACGTTCCTAAACCAGATTTGTTTGCAGAGATAGTTGCTAAACATTATGATTTAGAATTACATAACTTTGGTGTAGGCGGTGCTGGTAACGAATATATCTTTAAAAAAGCATATTCGGATATACAAAGAATAGTAGAAGTGGATAAGAAAAATCCATTAGTTATGATAGTTTGGACTGATTATACTAGAAAAGAAATTTATAACAGAAACTATGGACGCCCTATAAACATTGCTGAAAATAATTACTTTGATAAAGATTTTATCAAAGCATACATGGTAGACCATTTTAACGATAAAGTTTTGCGCAAAGATAGTATCGCATATATTAAAGCAGTTCAAACATTATTAAAGTACTATAATTTAAGTAGAATAGAAATGTTTTCATTGGGTTATATAGACACAGATATTGATACTTCACGATTAATAGGCGACATAGGTACTATATTTTTAGAGGATAGATTGCCTATAGGAAATATTGATAAAATTGGACATTTTACTACTTTAGGTAATAGAAAGACTGCTGATTACATTATTTCTCATTTAGATGAATGGTATTAACCATTTGTTTTGACATACCTTAAAAAATATATTATAGTAATTAGATAACTATGTTAATAAATTTAACCGACAACGCACAAAAAAGATTTAAAGAACAACTAGAACAGCGCGGCAGAGGTATAGGGATTATTGTAGGCGTGAAGAAAACAGGCTGTTCTGGCTACGCATACACCCTTGAGTTTGCCGACCTTCCTTTTGATGGTTATCACAAGCACTACGATAACTTTACATTATTTGTTGATCCATTAGCAGAGTCATTTTTAAATGGCGTTACAGTTGATTACGTAAAGCAAGGATTAAATGAAAGATTTGAATTTATTAATCCTAAAGAAACAGGACGCTGCGGATGCGGTGAGAGTTTTACAATTTGATTTACATACCTGATAAATTTCCGTATAAAGAATTAAAACGCGAAACTATAAATGGTTCACGTAAGTATATGACCCCTGACGGTCACGCAGTACCCAGTGTCACCACAATATTGGATGCAACAAAACCAGAAGAAGCCAAGCAAGCACTACGTGAATGGCGTAAACGTGTAGGCGAAGAGAAAGCAAAGCAGATTACTGCTGAAGCAGCAGGACGCGGTACACGTATGCACAAATGGCTTGAGAATCATGTTAAGACTGGCGAGATCGGAGAGCCAGGTAGTAATCCTTATAGTAAGCAAAGTCATCAAATGGCACAAACTATTATTAACAAGGGTTTATGTAATTGTCAGGAATTTTGGGGTACTGAGGTCAGTCTATATTTTCCTGAAGTTTACGCAGGAACTACAGACCTTGTTGGGGTACATGACAATAGCGAAGCAATCATGGACCATAAACAAACCAACAAGCCTAAAAAGCGTGAATGGATTGATGATTACTTTTTACAGTTAGCAGCATACGCAACAGCACACAATGAAGTATGGGGTACTAATATACGTAAGGGTGTAGTCTTTATGTGCAGCGCAGCCAATGAATATCAAGAATTTATAGTCGAGGGTAAAGAATTCGATTATTATACCAATATGTGGTATACCAGATTGGATCAGTATTATAGTCAGTTCCTGTAAAATAAAAGCATAAATAGTTGTAATACTGGTAAGTTACAACTATGGCAATTATACAGATTAGTAAGATTCAGCAGAGATCAGGCGATTTAGTCGATCTCCCACAATTAGACGAAGCAGAATTCGGTTTTGCAAGTGATGAAAAACGTCTCTTTATTGGTAAGGAAGATCCTGCTGAAAATATCGAAGTTCTAACATCTTATTCAAACGTCAGTTTCAGTCAAATTGAAGGTAGCGTAGGCAATTTAGATATAGATGCCGACACAATAGAGAACGGTCAAGTTCTTGCTTTCGATGGCGAAAATTGGGTCAACAAAGGTGGAGAAGCTGGTGGCCTACTTACTTTAGGTAATGTAAGCAATGTTAAGATCGATGGCGGTGCATTGGGCTATGTTCTAGAAACAGACGGCACTGGCAATTTATCTTGGACAACTAAGGGCACAATTGCTGGTTTTATATTAAATGCAAGTCAAGCTAATCCAGGTGTCATAACAACTACTCAAGATAATTTCTTTACCAATGGTAGTGAAATTACAATAACAAATGTATTAGGTATGACTGAATTAAATGGTAATACTTATTACGCAAACGTTTTAACATCAAATAGTTTTTCTCTTTACACTGACAGTACATTAACTATACCAGTAGATACAAGTGGATATACTGCATTTCCTTACAGTACAGCAAGCAATAGTAACAGCGCAGGTAGTATAATTACACTTGCAGATTCAAGTGTTTTTGCAGTCAATAATCCTATCACATTCATAGGCAACGTAGATACTTTAAACAGTGGTTTAGTTTCTAATATCGCTTACTATGTTAAGTCTATTGTCAATAGCACTGCTATCACCATATCAGATACATTATTACCTAACGGTGTAGCAGGTAACACATTAAGCATAGGTACAGCAACATTTACAAACGTAGAGGCATATAGTCCAGGTGGCAGATGCTTGAGCGCAATTAGTGGTTCAACCACAAAGGCAGAAGGTGCAAATACTTCTATACAGTATAATATTAATGGTATTTTACAAGGAAGTGCTAATTTCCTATATAACAATACAACAAGTGTTTTGACACTAGTTGGCACAGCAAACGCAAGCAATGTTATCACAACTAGTATCAGTACAGGAGCCAACTCTACAGCAGGTACAATTACTGGCAATTGGTCATTAACACCAGGTACAAGATTAACAGCTACTTACGCTGACTTAGCAGAGTATTATAGCTCTGATGCAAATTACGCAGCAGGTACAGTATTAGCCTTTGGCGGTGAGTTTGAAGTTACCATAGCAGGCATTGAAACAAATAGAGTTGCTGGCGTAGCATCAGCAGAACCTGCTTATGTAATGAATGGAGCAATCAATTGCAAACAGCCTGTTGCTATAGCATTACAAGGTCGTGTTCCATGTAAAGTAAAAGGCAAAGTTCGTAAAGGCGATATGATGGTTAGTGCTGGCGGCGGTTACGCTAAAGCAGCAATTACAAGCCCTAATATGGGAACAGTAATAGGTAAAGCATTACAAGATTTTGATGGCGAAGAAGGCATCATTGAAGTGGTAGTAGGAAGATTATAATGGCATTGCCCCCTACACCAAGCGGTTATGATAATTGGAATGATTATATAGAGACTAATGCTCCTGCATTAGCCGTCGCACAAAGTCTTACATTACAACAAGCAAAAGCTAGTCTAAAATTATTAGATGTAAGCGAACCTATACGTAGCGCAGTAGGACAGCCTTATTATCGTCAATATAATGTGTTTACTACATGGGCAGATCGTGCCCTTTTGCCCGCTCAGGGCAGACCATGGCGACTTTAACAACGCAATAAAATAGCATTTTTTGATAAATATAATATATTCATAACGTTGTTGTTATGAGTTTATGCGGTCCCCGCCGCGTACCGGCTAGAACCCGGCATTATAGGAGAACAAAACAATGGGTCGTCCACTTAAAATCGCAAAAGCGCAAGCCGTTGTAACAATCACAAATACAACAGCAACAACTAACGTAGTCACTACAAATGCTAATTTTACTAATCTAGGTATTATTGCTGGTATGCCATTCATCCCTGCAACTAACATAGGTAACTTAGTAGCAGGTACTACATATTGGATTCTATCAGTTTTAAACGCAGGAAACAATAGTACATTTACTGTTTCAGCAACACAACTTTCAGCCAATCCAACATATACACAATTTGCACTAGCAACTGCCTCAGGTACTGTAGCAGCAACAGTTGGTGTAGTTGATGCATATTTCAATAACCCAATTGGTGGCGCAGGCTACCCAGCAACAAATGCAAATACTTACGGTGTAGTTGGTGGTAACACAGCAATCTACGGTAGTCAAGTATTAGTAGGTGTATGCATTGGTGTGTCAGGCGCAGGTACAATCACAGTAGCAGACGACAGTCCAGACCTAAATGGTGTTGGTACAGACTTTGCAAATACATTTGTTGATGGTACAATCGTATATGACGTTGATGGCAACATTCTTGGTACTATCGATGACATAGCTAATGCAAACGCAGTATTTGCTACATTTGCAGCAAATGCAACTGCAAACTATGCAGGTGCTTATGTATCAGGTACACCAGAAGCAGGCTTTATCGTTCGTCAGAAAGGTAAGACAAAGTATCTAGTAACAGGTACAACTACTGGTTTAACTGGCGCATGTTATACAGCAAACGTTGCAAACACAGCATTGTTACCAAACACAATGACTATTACAGCAACTTATGCTAATACTTCAACAGCCTATGTACAATCACTAAGTGATTACAATAGTGAAGTATTCCCAGCAACTGTGGCTGCTGCATCATTAGTAGCAGGTACAGTATACACTATTGAAAGTGTTGGTACTACAGACTGGACATCAGTTGGCGCATTCGCTAACATGACTGGTATCACATTCGTTGCTACTGGTGCAGGCTCAGGTACAGGTACAGCAGTATTGTCAAATATTGATCCTGACGTAGTAGCTTCATTCAACAGCGCAACAGCACCTAACGTTGCTAATGGCTTGTTGAATCCAGTTGTAACTATTACTAACGCTTAATAGGCAATTATCATGGCAGCTGCAACAGCAAAAGTCAAGAGATTTGAAAAGGCAGAAACTGATATCGCAGTTTTACAAATCCAAGTACAAAATTTGGATGAAAAAATTGATGATTTAAAATCAGAGATAAGAGACCTTCATGATTGCTTGGATAGAAACATGGTTGAAACTAAAGAAATATTAAAACATTTCCAAGATTCTACTCAGGCATCTCATGATACTTTATCAGACAAATTTGCTTCCATGGAAAAAATAAAATGGATGCTAATGGGTGCAGCAGCTATATTAGGTGCCACCGGTCTTGAAGCAGTTCAAATGTTTTTATCAGCCTAAATAATCAGAAATGATTAGTAGAAACGGGGCTTAGGCCCCGTTTTTATTTTGTATTAAAGATTGTAATTTTTCTTGCACTAAGTCGATGTTTACAGTACTCCACAATCCAGGGTGCATAGGCTTAGGATATAAACCCTGATCTACCCAAGCATATCCACTGTGTTCATGATTAAGCACTGGTATAAATTCAGAAACAACTGCACAAAAAAATGTATGATATGTGAATGTATTGTTAACGAATTTTTGTATGGGAATTAATTTCGCATTTTTAGGAAAGTATCCTATCTCTTCTACACATTCTCTTTCTAATCCCGTAAAAAGAGTTTCGTCTTTTTCGATCTTGCCGCCAGGAATACTCCACGTATTTCCATTCTTATCGTTTCTTAATAAGAATAAAAACCTATTTGTAGAGGTGCAATAAAAAAATATTCCTGCCGAAGTATTAGTCATTAAGAAATTGTAACATTTAAATGGTTAGATTACAATACTGAAATCACCCGATTGATACCAACCTTCATAACTCTTCATCCACTGTCCTTCTTCTTCTACATAACGATATTGTATATTGGTAGTCATGTTAGTAACATACTCAACTGTGGTTGCGCCGGCTGCCTCAAAACTTACTATCCATTCTGTGCCGGTAAACTGTATGATATCGTTTGCTTTAGCTACTAAATTACCCCAGGCTATAGTTGATACTCCTTCCTCTCCAATATCTTCTACAATCAAATATCTAATACCTGGTATAGGTCCTGGTAATCCTGCGTTTGGCCCCTGCAATTGAGGATTAATAACAGCGTTTACTGGATCCAATGTATTTTGAGGTAGGGTGTCTACGTCAATATTATAAATCAAATAACGCGCATCAGTAGGATCAACAACAATTGTACCAACTATGTCAGTATCCATATATGGGTTCTGCAACCATATCTGACTAATGCCAGGTCTGTATGCGCCATATACGTTTAATAAGCTTGGCCAATACAAGTCAGTATTAGGCGGAGTTGGATTATCTAAATCAGTATTTGGAGGATTAAACGCGCTAGCATTTGGTAATAATTGTAATGTATTACCAACTAATAAAACTTTATATCCATATGGAGTAATCTTCTGACGAGTGCCTAGTAGTAGATCATCGTCTGCCATATCTTGTATAGCATTGCCCGAGAATATACTTGCGATAACCTTTTCGATAACACCTAGTTTCTTTAGCTTAGAACTTGTGCTGATCCATATGGGCATATAGAACTTCCAAGTCATAACGTCGATAGGATTACCTGTACCCTGTGGTATAGTACGTGAACTAAATGTTAAGCCATCTTGATATACAACACTCAATGATGTCCAGTCAACAAAGTTATCTGTACTTTGTATTTCTAAACTAGGATTAAACAATGTACCTAACTGTTCAATCAATTCTAATTTTTGATTATAGTTTGTAGTCCAAAAATCTACTTGAACACGCAATGTATAAGGTACTGGCATTAATCTATCAATTGAGAATGCTTGTCCTTGTACTTGTTCATAGCTCTGTGTTTCTGTATTGTATGCACGTTGACGAACATTTATTTTATCAACAAACGTAGGCACCTGTGTGCGTCTTTGATCATATTCTAATGCTGTAATGAAATATGTGATTAAAGGAGCACTTGGCAGATTACTTGCGCTATTATTTGCAATCACTGTGGATACTAATCTACTTTGATCGCCGTACATTATAGGCACGCGAACTAATATGTCATTACCGTTAGGATCCTTACCTTTAGTCACATACCAGTTTGAAAATATCTTAGCAAACTGTAATAAGAATCTGCGTATCTGATTGTCGTAAAAAAATTGTGCCATGTGTTACTCTATCGGTGGTAAGTTGTCGGGCGCTATACTTAGTACAGATGAAAGTGGTTGTGCTTCTGGCACAACTTCCTGTGTAGCGTTAAGGAAAATCTCACCACTATCATTTATAAATCCTGATAACTGTGATTTATCATCTAATGTGAAGCCTGTTTCTGTTCTAACATTTTCACTCATACGTACCCACATTTGACCATTCCATCTGAATAGTATTTGTGGTGCATAGTCAATACGTAAGAAGTAATCGCCTACTTGTGGATTCTGTGGGAAACTAATACCTGCACCAGTTGGATAACCGTTTGGTGCAGTACCATCACCAGTCAAGTAACCTGCTTCATAACCAAAGCTTCTTGGACTTGCTCTTGTAATATATTGGAATCCTGGAATACAGTCCGCTCTCCAGTCCATGTCAGGAGATACAGTACCTGTGAATCCAGGCTGTGTTAAATCAGCATCAGCAGTTGCGTAAGTGTTATCTGCTGTACCATATGGACCTGTGATTGGACCCATACTTTGAACAGTTAATACTTGATTGCCTACTAGTGGGCCACTACCACTGCTTGTTAATTCAGGGGCTTCTTCTACTACTTGTAAACTAGTTTGAACAAACTTGTCTAGTTTGTCAATATGATCCATGTCAGCAGTTAAATCCCAAATAGATTTTAATGTATCTTTTGAAATTTTAATTGCTGGTGCTGCTTTCTTGTATTTAGGATGCTTCATGTAAACTACAGTAGCGAAGCTTCCAGTACCAGGACTTCCACCTGAGTAAGTTACTACATTGATAGGTGGAGCAGGTTGATCAAGTTTATTACTTAATGTATTATTTGTTTCATATATGCCATATGTTGGAACAATATATAAGTTTGAAGTATCGTAACCTGCCTTAGGCAATATACGTTTGGCTTCTTCCAACTGTGCATTGTTGACTGCAATATTCTTATTATAGGTTGCTAATATATCTTTTAAGTTTTGACCAGTATCTTCTTGCCAATATGCAGGATTAGGTGGAAATACTCCAGGTGGTACATCTGTTATACTGATGTAATTTTTATCACCATACGTAATTACATAGCCAGGCGGATAACCTTTGTCTTTATCCCACTGACCAAGATAATTGTCTTGGTTGATTGGCTCTTGTAGTATCTGACTAAATTCTTGACTGTCTACTAATGGTTCACACTTGATGCGCCATAAATGAGGATACCAAGTCTGACTGAAACCTTCGCTAGCAAAGTTTGAATCAGTGATCTGATAAAATCTTTTTAGCGCGACCGGAATAGTTTCATTTAATGGATTGTAATCTAATAAGTGTGGTAATTCTAAAACATCGCCCACCATCAACTTTCTACCAACAATATCGATCATATCGTTGTAGTGAACGGTTATAAAAATAATGTCATTGTTTAGAAATAAGCCAAACTGACTTAGATCGAAATCTAAATTCTGAACATTGTAATGACCACGCAAACGATAAATGTTTGGGTCATAAACTCTATCACGATTTTCTAAAAATAGTAAATCTTGTATTTGAGTAGGGCTAGGACTGGTATACTGAGGTTGTGTATAATCAGGGCTAGGCGTCTGTGCATTTGGACCTAAATACTTGTGAATGTATAAATCGGTGCCCCCGACAGTAAACATTTCGGATATCGTTCTATCCATAAACTTGTAGTCGTTCTGTTTAACGGGGGTATATAGAGACAGTTTTGGCATATGTTGTATTTAGTATTAAAATCAATGACTTACAAAGGTATTGACTTTAGTACAGGATTGTAGTAAAATATATAAATTGATCGTAGAAACGGAGTTATTTTCTAATGAAAACTAAGTCAGAAATCAAAGAGTTGAAGCCCAAAGACTTTGACTTGAAGCACATTGGTCCTGAACCCAGTTTCAACCACGAGACGGTTGTTACAGAATGGGAACTTGCTAGGGCGTTCAGTTGGTACAATCATTTTTATGATAGTAAGGACGCTAAAGAATTTATTGCCCAATATCTAGATGTTGCGGGCAAGCAACAGATTGCAAAGAGTGTTCGTCGTGTCAATGATCGTCATGTTAAGACTACTTACGGTTGGCTAGCACGATGTATTCTCAGGGGAAGTGTCGTGTCAAACGATACTCTCGCTAAACTTCAGGACGAGATTGATCGTCTTGTATCGTTCACTACGGTTGATACTGGTGACGATGAAGCCCCTGTAAGCAATCGCCCCAACGTTCAAGAGATTATGCGTGAGCGTACTCAGCAAGTTGGTGGTGAACTTGAGGGCTTGTGGGATGAGTATCTAAAGAGTGGTGCTGGTAAAGAAGGCATCAAGGCAATGGATGTGTTGTCTCAACGCAACATTTTGTCACAGCACGTACCTATGTTGGTCAGTGCTTGGCAGGCTAAGTTGGATGAGTACACCGAAGTCGCTGAAGGTAAGGATGAACAGTTGAACGAGGCGTATGAGCGTTTCGGCAAGATTCAGTTGCGTAACATCATTGGTGCTATTGAAACTGTCATTGCCGATTTAAATGCGTACATCGGTATGAAGAAAACAGGCAAGAAGCCCCGCGCTAAGAAGCCTGTACCGGTAGAGAAGGTTGTCAAGCGTCTCAAGTATCTCAAGACATTCAAGTTGGAGAAACTTGAACTTGAGAGTGTAAGCCCAACTAAACTTCATGGTTGTAGTGAAGCATGGGTCTACGATACTAAGAAGCGTAAACTTCATCACTATATTGCTGATGAGTATACTAAGAGCATTGGTGTCAAGGGCAATACTATTCTTGGTTTCTGTACTAAGGAATCGCAGATCAAAACATTGCGTAAGCCCGAAGAACAGATCAAGCAGATTATGGGTAGCAAGCCTGCTGCACGTAAATTCTTTGATAGTATCAAGGCAGTTGGTGCAACACCGAACGGACGATTCAACGCTAATATGATTATACTGAGGGCATTCTAATGAGTAAGAGTTACGATCCAATTGAACAAAGAATGGAAACATTGATGACAGTAATTGATACTACCATTTTGTCTTTACAAACGAGAAATGATCAGTTAATGTTAGCATGTGCTATGATGCAGCGTACAAAAGAAATTTTTGATGCTACACTAGGCGAAGCGGGTAGAAAAGAAATGTTTAAGGAACTAGTATGACAGAAGAAAAATCAGAAGTGCCCTCAGAGGCAGAATTAAAAATGGCTGTATACATGGCTCCAGTCGAACAGGCTGTGAGAAGTGTACAAACAACAGAAGAACTGTTGATGATTGCATCTGTTATGGCATATAAATCAAGACAGATTTTTGATGCACTAATCGGTGAAGAACAAAGAAAGAAAATTTTTAGAGATATAGCGGATAATAAACTATGAAACAAGTTGATCTAAACAAGTATAAGGATTTCGTTGAAGCAGTAACTAGCAAAGAGAGTCAAGACCTTACAATGTTTATGAATCGTCTTGATCGCCTAGACGCTAATTATGAATCATATGGTGCAGACGGTGAGTACATGCATGGTCCAGATGTCAATGTACCATTATTGCTATGCGGTGCTATTGGTCTAGGTAGTGAGACTGGTGAGTTTCAAGAAATCGTAAAGAAGATGGTGTTTCAGGGTAAGCCCCTAACTGAAGAAACACGTTTTCACATGAAGCGTGAACTAGGCGATATCATGTGGTACTGGATCAATGCTTGTAGGGCACTTGACCTAGATCCAAATGATGTTGTTGCTGAGAACGTAAAGAAACTTGAAGCACGTTATCCCGGCGGACAGTTTGATGTACACTATAGCGAAAATCGTAAAGCAGGTGATTTATAATGGCTAACAAAAAATATCCAAAAATTACAAAAGTAAGAGTCGCAGAACGTAGTTTCGACAAACTTGTAGGGCATCAATTTCCTGACTATCTGAATGAAAATGATGATGGTGCTTATGGAAAATATATTGATAGTCTTATTAAAGGTCAGTTACGAATTATAGATCCAGGTAATGGTAATCCTGACCTGTCTGATTATGATATTGAATTAAAGTCCAAAAAGGATTCATCAACTACTAATTGGACTATTGCGAGTATGACTGCTGCTGATATCATCAATACAGATTATATCAATAGTCCTGTCTATCGTAAGTTACAAGCCTTGTTGACAATTTGTCATGATACAACTAAGATTACTGGTATTGATTTAACTTACTTAGATAACGACGATGCACAAGAACGTATCGCTGAGTACTATGAAAGTGTAAGAAGTCAACTCGCACACCATGTAAGTCAGCAAGGGTTCAACTTTAGCGACTCACAACAGTTTAAAGAATTTTTAGGTGTTTTGGAATACTCAAATACTGGTACAAATTTCAAGTTTAGAATAAGACCAAATAGATTAGAAAATATGCTGAACATGTCAGCAAACGTTTCTATTAGAGATCAGTTTTTTGAGTTTACATAAATTTATATCCCGATAAATACTATTATTAATCGGGATATAAAATGTCAGCGGATCCACTATCAGTACCAACAAATGCTAATTTAGAGGAACTTAAAGAAACTCTATATAAAAACCTTCGCTATCGTTTAGGCGACGGTATTATTGATCTAGAATTAGATCCGCAACACTTTGAAGCAGCATATGATTATGCTATAAAGGTATATCGTCAACGTGCCCAAAATGCTACTGTTGAAAGTTATACCCTTATGACGATTATCAAGAACATTGATACATATACTCTTCCAAGCGAATTTATTAACGTTCGTGCTATATTCCGTAGAACTGTTGGTCTTGAGACTGGACCTTCAAGCACAAGTTTCGATCCATTCAGCAGTGCTATACTCAACACGTATCTGTTAAATTATAACTACACAGGTGGTATGGCTACATATGATTTCTATGCTGGATATGTTGAATTGGCAGCACGTATGTTCGGTGGTTATGTCACATATACATTTAACCCTGTAACTAAAGTATTGCGTACTGTGCGTGACTTTAAGGGTACAGGTGAGCGTGTATTAATTTGGGCAGATATTCAACGCCCAGAACTAGAACTATTACAAGATCCAGGTGCAGGAGTTTGGATTGCTGATTTTATTTTAGCACAACTAAAAATAATTATTGGTGAAGCCCGTGAAAAATATGGTTCAATCGCTGGTCCAGGCGGTGGTACTTCCCTAAATGGCACTGCTATGAAATCTGAAGGAAAGGCGGAAATGGAAAGAATGCTTGATGATTTGAGAAAATATCAAGATTATAGTCAGCCATTAACGTGGATTCAGGGTTGATTTTAGTTTAAACATCTTATATAATTATTAAATGATCGTAGGAATTGCAGGCTTTATAGGCAGCGGCAAAGATACTATTGCCGATTATCTGATTACATTCAGGGGATTTAAGCGTATGAGTTACGCCGGTCCTCTTAAAGATGCTGTGGCAAGTATCTTTGGTTGGGATCGTGAACTACTTGAGGGTACAACAAAGTATAGTCGTGAATGGCGTGATACTATTGACCCCTGGTGGGCAGAAAGATTAGATATTCCCAATCTTACACCTCGTTTGGTGCTTCAGCAATGGGGTACAGAGGTAGGTCGTCGTGCATTTCACGATGATATTTGGATCGCTAGCATTGAAAATCAATTGCGTACTACAAAAGACAACATTGTATTAAGCGATTGCAGATTCCCCAATGAATTAAAGTCTATCAAAAGATTGGGCGGTATTACACTCAGAGTAACTAGGGGAGACAATCCTCCCTGGTATGATGCAGCAGTCGCATACAATTTTGGTGACAAAGAGAGTTTATCTTTATTAATGGAGCATAAGGTACATGCTAGTGAATACAGCAGTGTTGGTCTTGATTATGATTACTATGTTGATAACAGCGGCACAGTAGACGAATTACACCGTAAGATTGACTCAATAATCAATTGTTAAATCGCCGCGCTTCCAGTTAATATCTTTCTTTTTAATGACTTCAGTACAGTTCAAACATACTGTACGAAGGTTTGTATTTTGATTATTTTCTAGATTACCGTCTACATAATACACAATTAATTGTGTTGGATATAGGCTTTTAAACCCACAGTTATCACAAACTGTTTTCTTTTTATACCCCGCTTTTTCCCAATTGGGCGTTCTAGGACGCTGCTTTTTCTTTTTCGCCCCGCACTCATCACAACGTGATCTATAATGTTTAACTCCATTTTTTATGTAGTTAACAGCAGCGTGACGTTTATTACATAGTTTACATAAGGGTCTTGACAAAGCCATATGTATATTTATTATAAAAACCTTCGAAGGTACGATAACCGTCACTTTTTTATCATATTATATAAATACTATTAAGCAATCAGGGGTGTAACCCTCAAAATATTACAACATAGGAAATAAAACAATGGCAGATTTAGTATCACCTGGCGTGCAAGTTACAATAATTGATCAAAGTCAATATCTACCTGCAGCCCAAAATTCAGTTCCCTTCGTTCTTATCGCTACACAGCAAGACAAGGCAAATCCAAATGGAACAGGCGTAGCACAAGGTACAACAGCAGCAAATGCTGGTAAATTGTATCGTGTAACTAGCCAAAGAGACTTAGTAAGTCTTTTCGGTAATCCATACTTCCAAACAGACAGTTCAGGCAACCCTATACAGGGTGGTGAATTAAACGAATACGGTTTACTTGCAGCATATTACGCTTTAGGTGCAACTAATTCAGCATATATTCTAAGAGCAGACGTAGACTTAGCAGAACTACAAGGTTCAGCAGGTCGTCCAGTAGGTGCTCCAGCAAATGGCACTTGGTGGCAAGATGTTTCATCATCAACATGGGGTATCTATGAATGGAATGCAACAACTCAGACATTTAACTTGCAAGACCCTATTGTAATAACAAATCCTGAATTGGTATCAAACAATGTTCCATTATCAAGCATAGGTAACGTAGGTGATTATGCTGTTGTTATCGCATCTGACGATGATGGTACTCCAGTACAAGGCCCACAAACATACGCTCCACCCTGGGAAGCAGAAGCACAACAATTCTTCTACAAGACTGCGGATAACGCATGGGTTTCAATTGGAGAAGGTGATTGGTTAGCAAGTGTTCCAACAGTCGTTGGTACAAATAGCAATCCTGTTCTAGTAGCAGGCAACACATTCACATTAAATCTAGGTAATAATCAAGTTGTAACTATAACTGTACCAGCTGCACCAAACAACACAGTGGGTGGTATCGTAAACGCAATTAATACACTAGGTTGGGCAGGATTAGGTGCTGCTGAAAGCGCAGCAGGCAGACTAGAATTGTTCTGCACAGCAATGCCACATTATCCACAAAATGGAATTACAGTAGCAGCAGGTACAGGCACAGTACTAACTGACCTAGGTATCCCAGCTGGTACTTATTATCAGCCACACGTTCGTTATGGTACATCAGCACAGCAGCCACTATGGCAAGCAGGTCAACAATATCCTAACCCAACAGGTTCAATATGGATCAAGGTTGGTTCACAGGGTAATGGTCTAGTACCAGCAGTATCACAATACAGTTCAACTGTTGCAGATTGGGTACCAAAGAATGTAGCTCTATCTGTTAGTGACTGGGCTGCAATAGCATCACTAGATTCAACTGGTGGTCAAGCTATCCCTGCAAATACTGTATATGCACAATATAACTGGAATGACTCAGCATCAACATTTGGTGAGGCTCCTATTTACTTATGGAAGAGACTAGCAACTGGTCCAACTGTTGTAACTGGTACAAATACAAATCCACAGTTCAATGCAGGTCCATACTCAATGAACGTATATGTTTCTGTCCCAGGTTCAAGCTCACTATCAACTGGCTATGGTGTATCTCTAGCAGATAACACTGATGCTACTGATTTCGTTGAAGCTTGGCAGTTAGCAAATATACCATATACAACTGCTTCAGTATCACCAAGCGGTGCAATCGTATTAACACACACAGAAGGTGGTGTAATATTGATTAATGATGCAGTAACTGGTTCATCAAACGGCGTATTAGCTACTGCAGGATTTGTTCCTAATATAACAAATGGTGTCAAATATGGATTCAATCCAACTCCAGTATTCCTAAGTGTCTTACAATCAAGCACTACAGGTGCAGGAACAGGATTGGCATTAAACGTCATTCCAATTGACAAACGTTATGTATTCAATATCATTGCAGGTGGTGATGATTATCAAGTTGGTGATATAGTAACATTCCCAGGCACAAGCCTAGGTGGTTCATCACCAGCAAATGATCTAACAGTATACATCACAGCAGTTAATGCCGGCGAAGTAACAGGCGCAACATTAATATCAGGTGAATGCAACGTTACTTACTTTACACAATTAAGTAACTGGGTAAAATTCACTTATGATGCAAATGAAGGTGCTCCAGTAGCAACTCCTGCAAATGATACTTACTGGTATTATAGTTCAGTTGATCAAGTAGATATCATGATTAACTACAATGGTGCATGGAAAGGCTATCTAAATCAAGGTTATGATAGTAACGGCTTCCCAAGCCCATCAGCTACTCCAGGCTTAACTGATCCAAACGGTCCAATCATTAGTTCAAGTGCTCCAGAGACACAAAGCGATGGAACACCACTAGTTTATGGTGATCTATGGATCGATACAAGTGATCTAGAGAACTATCCGCTAGTAAATCGTTGGCAGAGTGTCAATGGTAGCGATCAGTGGGTACTACTAGATAACACTAATCAGACAAGCCCAGATGGTATATTGTTTGCTGATGCACGTTGGGCAACTAACGGCACAACTAACCCAGCAGACGATCCACTACCAAGCATAGTATCATTGCTATCAAGCAACTATCTTGATATCGATGCTCCAGAGCATTCATTATATCCAGTTGGTATGTTGTTATTCAACACACGCCGTTCAGGATATAACGTAAAGGCTTGGAAGACAAATTATCTATCAGCAAGTAACTTCCCAGATTCTGGCCCATATCCAGCTGAGAAGAGTACATGGGTAACACAGTCTGGTAATAAAGCAAGTGGTGCTCCTTATATGGGTCGTCAGGCACAACGTGCTATCATCGTCTCAGCACTAAGAGCATCATTAGTCAGCAACCAATCAGTACGTGATGAAGATAATTACTTCAACTTGATGGCTTGCCCAAACTATGTTGAATTGACACAGGCTATGGGACAAGTCAATGCTGAAAGAGACTTTACAGCATACATCATTGGTGACACACCAATGGGACTACCAACAGATGCAACAGCAATTGCTGCATGGGCACAAGCAGGTAGTTCAAATGTTCTACAGTCAGGCGATGATGGTCTAGTGTTCCGTAGTCAATACATGGCACTATTCTATCCAAGTGGATTGTCATCAGACCTAAATGGCAACTTAGTTGCTGTTCCACCAAGTCACATGATGTTAAGCACATTCTTGCGTAATGACGCAATTGCTTATCCTTGGTTAGCAGCAGCAGGTA